TGCCCCTCCCGTAATCGCTCCGGCTATAAAAGGAGCAGAACCAGGAATAGCTTCGCCTATAGCAGAGGCCCACCACCTAGGGTCTCGCATGTTTCTAAACTGTTCAAGACCTCCTTCGCCAAACTCAGGAGTGTAGATCTCTTCTCCTGCGATTTTTTTGTTCTCCGCAATCTTTTCTGCTCTTTCTTCATCTTCGGAAATAAGCTCTCTTGTTTCTCCAAAAGACACCCGCGTGCCTGCCCAACCTTTTCTCAAGCTTTTTGCAAGAATCTCTCCTATAGGCTTCTCGGTACCTGATCTAGGCTTCCAAGTTCTCATAAAGTCCATAGCCTCTTGTTTTTCCATAGGGGTTCCGGATTCCATAGCTTTTATAACCCATTCAGGAGGAGTTTCTTCTGGTTCTTGGTCGGTGGGTGGTTGAAATTGGGCGTTAGCCGCGGCTTCAGCCAACAATCTCTTGTTTTCTTCTATCTGCTTAGCAGTAAGCCCCATGGGTTAGTCTCCAGCATCGAGGCCATTAAACGTCGCTATATATTGTCTCGCTTTGTCTAAGGTAAAAGTGTCATCTGTTTTTTGTAGGTGTAAAACATAATCGGAGAAAGTCATGTTTTGAGGAACTTTAACGCCGTTTACGTCTGTGTCTACTTTTTTAACACGCCCAAATACAGACCCTTCTCCTTGGAGGGCTTCAATAACCTCTTGCTTACCCATTACTGCTAAGTAGACCATGGTCCAAGGCAAAATTTCTACAGGATCTACTTGATCTGCCCTTGCCGCAGCCTCAGCGCTATCTAACCAGTCTTTTGGAGACATAACAGGATCGGGTTCATCAAATATACGGTTTCGTAAGTCCGCCGTCCATTCAGCACCACTTTTGGTGCCGTATCTATTTTGTCCGTATTGAAGCATGTCAAGCTCGTCTGCAAGTACCTTATCCTGAGCCGCAGCTTGGTTTGCACGATAGGCGTTCATTTGTTCAGCAAAACCACCAAAACCACCTTGTTTAGTTAAAGGCATTTCAGCGGAGCGTTTGGCTAATTTTGTACGCTCCTTAATAATTTGATTAAGTCTTTGCCCAACTGTAACTGGAGGCTGCCCCTTAGTGCCTTCTCTATAAACAACGTCTAAAGGCGATGTGGCGGTTCCTGAACTGCCTGCACTCGCGGCCAAGGAGCTTTGTACCCATCGTTCTTTTTGTTCGTCTGTTAGTAATTGCCATGCTTTCCAGCTTACAGGCACGTTATACTCTATAAGATCAGCTTCGCTTTTGATTAAACCGCCTAGTTGCATTTCAGGGGCGGTCAGCATATTTTGAAGCTCAACAATAAAGTTGGGAGTCAAAAGCTCTTCGTCTGGGTGTATTTCCTCAACATTAAACGTCTTTTTTAACTTTCGCAGTTCGTTTGAATAAGCAACGCCAATGCCTTTTAAATATTTCTCCATCTCCCCCATGTCTTGAAGTTGAGACACATAACTAATTATTTCATCATAAAAGCTTTGTTTGAGCTCTCCCAGAGCGTCTTCAAAGCTCGCAGGTCCTTGGTCCATCGTCATTTCATCTCCGACCAAGGGCATTTCTGTTTCTTTAATTTGTTCTATGGAAGGGTTGGTCATACCAGCCATATTGTTCAAGGCCATATTAATATCTTGATCGCCCTCTTCAAATAACTGCGTAGGCATTATTTCGCCGCCCATTTGATAACTCGCTTCGTTTCTATTTTCTTGAAAATCTTGTATAAATGCTTGATAACCGGTTTTTAAAGCGTCTATTGAATCACTTAAGAAGGGAGCTACATAAGGTATTGGAGTTCCTGCTTGGTTGGCTACTCTTGATGCTTGAACAAATTTTTCAAAACTTGGGTCTTGAAAAAAGCCAACGTCCATAAGATGTGGAGTTATTGCATACTTTCTTAAAAAAGACATGGTTTTTTTATCCACTTTAGCTGACTGTTTAGCCAATTTTCTTCGCTCAATAATACCTCCTACCTCGTAACCAGGCCATGGCACAGCTCCTCCTTTTTGCATATCAACGGCGGAAGAAAACATGTTTCTTTTTTGCCAAGCCATTAGACCATTCCAAACAGTTTCAGATAGTTGGCAAGACCTGATCCTGGTTGACTACCATATTGTGTCATTGATCCTTGTGGCAACATACCGAGCATGTTTTGCCATGCTTGCATCCGTTTCCAAGGCTCTTGTGCCATTTGCTGAGCAGCGCCATATTGAGCGCCATACATTTGATCTTGGATGCCTCTTGCTTGTTGTCCTAGTTTACTGAAAGCTCCCATTTGATTTGTTAGTCCTTGTTGTCCAGTCATGCCTAATTGTCCAAAGCCTGTTCCAGCTTGACCCATGCCTTGTCCAAGTTGTCCGTATTGACCAGCCATGCTTGTTATGCCTTGACCAAAGTTTCCAAGTTGTCCCCCCAAAGCACCAAGTCCTTGTCCGAATTGTCCAAGTTGTCCACCAAGAACTCCGAGTCCTTGTCCTGCTTGCTGGGCTGCTTGTTGAGCGCCGGTATATCCTGCTTGTCGTATACCACCAACTGCTTCGGCTGCGCCACGACCAAAAGCTCTTTCACGTTCTTGTTCCATTAACCTTCCACGCGAACCGCCAAAAGCCCCAGAAGACACAGCACGGTGTCTGTCCGCTTGTCCTTGTTGAGCGTTTGCTCTTTCCAAGTCTCGTAGCGTTTGTTGCACTACATCTTGTTCATAGGGATTGTAAAACTGCCTTGCAGCAAAAGGATCAAACATTTGTGCAGCTTGACCCGTCATTTGTGTTCCTAAGCCATAAAGTCCGGTTCCTTGTCCTACCAGCCCCGCTCCTTGTCCGTACATTCCCTGGGCACCGCCAAGGGCTTCTCTTCCCTGTTGCATAGTGCCATAGCCTTGTTGCGCCATTTGTGCGCCTTGTTCCAGGTAAGGTGTAAAACCACCAAGGCCCCCGGCCATTTCTCTGGCACGCATTTCATAAGGGTCCAATCCGGCTACTTTCTGAACTGGAATAGGCATTGGCTCCTTAGCCAAACCAGCTGCGGATTCTAAAAAGCCACGACGCATTGCCCCAGCATAGGGCTCATCGTAATAAGCTTGTGTCATCGGATCTGCGTAACTAGCCATTTTAACCAAACATATTATTAAGTTGTTCTAATCTTTCAATTCCTACAGCATCAACAACGGGTTTTTGAATAACAAATTCTCCTGGCTCTAATTTAGCAAAGGTAATGTCTCCAGGACCATTGGATCTGCCCCCGGCTCGCATCCCTGGTGCACCTACGTTTGCATATCCCACGCCTGGCATTAATGCAGGCTGTAGATTAGTGGGTTGATAATCTTGATAATTAAACGCTGGTCCTCCATAAGCTTCTCCGCCAACAGGAACTGCTCCGCCTCCTTGATCGTCTTTCATTAATGATTTCATTGCCAAAAACTGTAACAAAGGATTGACGCCGCTAAGAAAACTGCCGAGACCGCCTTCTCCTGCTGCTCCTGCTCCTGCTCCTGCTCCTGCTCCACCCAGTATACCGCCTTCACCTGATCCTAAGAAAAGGTTCCTCAACCAAGGCCCAATTTTACCACCAAAAGGTCCAGTTGCTGTTTCTTCTGGAAAAAGGCTGGGCCATAATTGATCTAAATAAGTTGCATATTCTCCGGAGCTCATACTCGTTGGAGGACTCCAGTCTGGATCGTCTCCCATCATTTCGGGAATATCCGAAAAGTCTATATAAAAAGGATCATCTTTTGATATTCCCGTTATAGGATCAAAATAAAATTGGTCTTGATCTAAAAAATTTATATAGTCTCCGGGTGTTTCATATTCGTCCGGAACACTCCAGTCTGGATCGTCTCCCTTCATTTCAGGAGTGTTCCAGTCAATGTCTAACCAATCAAATTCCCCTGTATCCCCTCCTTCTTCTGGAAAAAGGCTGGGCCATAATTGATCTAAAGAAGTTGCATAGTCTCCGGGGCTCATACTCGTTGGAGAGCTCCAGTCTGGATCGTCTCCCTTCATTTCAGGAATATCCGAAAAGTCAATGTCTAACCAATCATCAAACAATCCCATGTGTCTCTCCGTTATTGTGTATAGCTATTTGCATTTTATTCTACCATGTTTTGTGAGCAATGATTATTTCTTATTTTTTCCTTGCTGGAGTACTATATGAAGGGGCCGCACCCATAGAATAGTCCCAACCAGCTCCGGGGTTAAGTGGAGCAATGGAAGAAACAGAAGGATAAGATCTTTTTTGAGCTGAAACCGTTATAGGCTGTATTGAGGAAGCGCCGCTTCTTTGTGGTATACCTAGAGCATTTCTTATTCTTGGTCCCCATGTTCCTCCCATTATTCCGGGGCCAAAATCTTTCATTGCTTGTTCCGTGCTTCTTATTCCCAACATTCTACTAGCTAAATTTCCTAGTTGTGGACCAGTGGCTCCTCCAAGAGGTCCTCTTTGTCCTGCTATCTGTGGCGAAGCTTTGTTCAGTCCCGCCATAAGTAAACCAAGCAAAGGATTGGCAGCAGCATATTTCATTCTACTTATTGTACCAAAAGGATTGGCAGCAAGACTCGGTAGTACTCCTTGTCCCAAAGGACCCTCTGTGCCTAGACCAAAAGCACCACCTTTATTAGACAAAGCGTACAAGGCCGATGGTCCATGCTTTTTAAGCAAGCTTTTAATCCCCGCTTGGCGTGCTGCTTGTTGTGCATAGAACTTACCTATATTTTTAAGTGGGACATTTTGTTTTAGACCCATTATTAAAGGCAAGAGTTGTCTAAGTTTAGGATTAGACATAATGCCTTGTTGTGCATAGTGCTTACCTATATTTTTAAGTGGGACATTTTGTTTTAGGCCCATCAATAAAGGTAAGAGTTGTCTGGCTTTAGGATTAGACATAATGCCCATTTGTCCCATGCCTTTAAGCCAGTCCCTGACCCATGAATCTTTAATAATGCCTCCACCTTGATAGCCCTCATAACCAGAGGCATAAGCTGCTCTGGCTTGTTTTGCTGCGCCTGCTCTGGTTGGGTAAACCTTTCCGTGTTTACCCCATTTATATCCCCCGTTAGTTTCTTGTATAGGCATTATAAATTAATCGTTGTTGAGCCGTTTGTAGCTACAGTTAAAGTTCCAACAGATCCCGTTGCGGATAATCCGACTTCGGTTCTAGTAGACAAGTCTTGCCATTTATTTCCTGTGTATATTTGTATAACATTTTTAGACGTATTCCAAATAACGTCTCCAGCGGCATACTGGTTCTCGTTTAGAGTACTATCATTATATTGTGGCGTTGCCGTAGGATCAAATCTTCCAAGATTGATCTCTAAAATTCTAATCATTCTGTTATAAAGAGCAGGTTCAACTTCATTGAGCGCAATAGGTAATCGAGTTTCTAATAATTTAGCCATTATCTTCTACCATCAGGCCTAACATTTAATCGTGTGTCTCCCAAACGCCATCCGACGCCCAAACGACTTCCAGCAACATTATCATCATCAGATTCGATTCTGAGAACAGCCTGCCTTGCTCTTAGTCTTGTATTTAATTTAGTAGTACTACTGGTTACTGTTTGAGTAGTGTTTGTCGATAAACTTTCTCCTGGAAAATTTCTTGATTTAAGCACGAAATTAATTGTTTGGTCATCGCCACCGTTTCCTGTAAATTTAACGTCCGGTATAACGTTCTTTACAGAAGAAAAAAGTTCTCCATCGTCTATATCAAAATCGCTTGACTCAATATAAACATTGTCCATAGGCGAACCGTCTGCATCATTACCTGTCTCTTGTTGATATAAATACCCCACATCTGAGGTCGTATAAGTTGCTCTGGGATATTCTACCAATCCCTCATCTAACCAAGCACTACGAACCAATTGTCCAATGCTCCAAACATTTTCTTGATAGTTATAACTAACGTAACGATCAATTTCAGAAGAGCTACCAGAAGGGTAGAACCAGCCTACTTCATTAAATTGTTTGTTTAAAAAACCAAAGACCTTATACGCTTGACCTACATTAAAACTGCTAAAAACATAATAATGCACAGAACAAGGAACAGCTGAAACGTTTCCATCGTAGGTATAAAAACCTTTTTGATCCATCCAAAATACACCCCTTGGTGTATTAACAGCAGCATTAGGTCCTACTAGCCCAATGCCTTGATTAACTAAATTGACCCCGAAAGTATACGGAGGCCCAATAAATTGCATACTATATAAAGAACTATCGGTCCAAATTAATATTTCTTCTCTTGAAGAAAGACCACCGATAATCTCTGAACCAGAGGAAAGTGTTATGGAACCTGATGTATTATCTGCTTTTGGTTCCCATTCGGCCGCGTTTTCCTGGTCACTCCAACAAATAAACAAAGGATTAATGCTTCCTGATCGAGAAGAACCGGAAATAGGGTCCGCGCCTAAGCAAATAACATGCCTGTCCTTTTCTGATACCATTACTTGAAGCGCCTTTGTTGGAGCTAAATTAGCATTTGTTAAATCACTTAAAGCAACAGCTCTGTCTGTGCCTAATGTTTTAGCGCTGGTGTCCCAATAATAAATTCCACCCAACCGTACATTCATTAGTAGGTCTTCCCCAAAATTATCATGTGTCCAAATTCTTAACTGGTTAGTCGCGGATAAGGAACTTATAGAGCCCCAACCCCCGTCTCCCCACGGATTAGCCCCCCAACCTGTGCTAGATACATAATCATCCAAACCTACATTAATTTGATAAGCACCAACTACACTGGAACCACCGTTACCACTGTCACTACTGTTTGCTGTTACTGTATCCCCGTCTGTATCTTTAGCTTCAATAGTGTAAACATTGGCACTGGTGATAGTAGTAATCTGGTATTCTTGATTCAATACATCGGCTGTAATCAAACCCCCTAAAGTTGCTGCACCACTGTAAGTAACAAAATCATTCTGAACTGCACCATGAGAAGTATCAGTTACAGTCAAGGTTGCATCACCATTGGAAGCAGAAAAAGTTACATCCCCAGCAGATGTAGTTGCACGAATTGGAGTAATGTCATTAAACCCGCCACCAGACTCTATATAATATTTCCATGTAGTGCCTAAGCCTAAGTATCTTGTTGCTTCAAGATTAATCCAGGCATGTAAAGCTCTGCAAGTAGATTGAAAAGTATTACCTGTGTCCTTGGTCCATCCGCCTATTTTTTCTGCCCTACCTTGACGAAAACGCACTAAATTAGCATCATACCAACCGCCTTCGTTACTGTAATCAGTTCCTTCTCGATTGATTCCTGGTCTAAAATTATATTTGGAATAAGGCATTATTTTTCCGTTTGTTCTTCCTCTTCGTCCATTTCCCTATAATAACCCACAATGTGCAATATCTGCTCTAAATATCTGGTAACTTCCCCCATGGTCATGGATAAGTTCTCAT